GCTAATGCATTTACTTCAGCTACTATTGCAGGAGCTAATACTGCAGTTGGTACTGGTGCTAATTCTTATGCTACTACAGTAGGAACAAGTGCTAATGCTTTTACCTCAGCGACTATATCTGGTGCCAATACAATCTCAATTCCTGCTTTTGCTAAAGCAAACTCTGCTCTTGCTAATACTACTGGTGCTACATTTGAAGGTAATTTAACTGTTACTGGTAGCATAAATGTGAGATCCGGTATTATATCAACGGCTAATAATACTGTAGGTTCAGCAGGTCAGGCATTACTATCAACCGGTTCAGGAACATTTTGGAGTGCATTTTCTTCATTACTTAATGTTCAATCATTAACTTCAGGCACGACATATACAAAAACGACAAATACTAACAAAATTATTGCTATCGGTACTGGAGGAGGATCAAAATCAGCAGGAGGAACATTTATAACGTATGTGGATGTTTCAGCAAATACAACAATTCCTTATACTATAGGATCCCGCAGTGACAGCGGATTAGCTGGAAGCACTACATTTGGAACATCAGCAATGTATGGAAATGCAAGAGGCGGTAATGATTCCAGTAGCGGTGGTGCATCATCAAACGGCACTATGAATATAACTGGAGGCACTGCACAAAGTATTTACTCTGCCACTTGTGTTCCCGCATTTGCATACGCTTCGTCGTTTTTTGGTAGCGGTGCAATTGGCGCGCCGGGCGCATATGGTGCGTTCGTCAGCGCCGGCGCTCTTCTTATTTTTGAATTTGCATAAGGAAAAATAAAAATGCCAACGAATATACCTTTAATTAAAAATGGAATTGTTGAGAATGTGATTGTTGCAGATTATACGGATATATGTCCAGAAGGTTATGAATTTGGTTTGCAGTTAGATGGTAATTTTGAAATAGGATATATATTTGATGGTAAAAAATATATAAATTCTAATCCTAGTATTATAGTGGAAACATCTGATTCATCTTCAAGAAAAATAGCATGATAGTTGAACCAAAAATTGTCAAAGCTAAAAATTTGGAAATGACAATTTATGATTTTCCTAAAATAGATGATATACTTCCTAAACATATACATGATGAACAAAGTACACATATAACTATAATAGCTAGAGGCAAATTTCTGGTAAAATATAACAACAAAGAAGAAATAGCAGAAGCGGGCAATATTTATGATTGGAATGCCGGCGATCCTCATGAATTCATTTCTTTGAAGTCAAACTCAAGAATAATAAACATTTTAAAGAAATAAAAGGACCATAAATGTCAATACCCTCAAGTAGAGAACAATTAAAAGATTGGTGCCTTCGTCAACTTGGTCATCCTGTTCTAGAAATAAACGTCGATGATGACCAAGTTGATGATGCTATCGATTCATCTCTACAATATTACCAGGATTATCATTTTGATGCCGTAGAACGATGGTATTATAGCCACCAAATCACAGATACAGATAGAACAAACAAATATATACAACTTCAAGATTCAGATAAAATTATAGGTATTACCAGAATCTTTCCACTAGGTTCAACAAATGCATCAGTGAATATGTTCGATCTCCGTTACCAATTGCGACTTCACGATCTATATGATTTCACATCAGCATCATATGTAAATTATGCTATGACACAACAACATATTAGAACATTGGATCTTCTATTCACAGGCGAAACCCCAATCAGATTTAATAGACACTCAAGCAAACTCTACATTGATTGGGACTGGAATACCAAAATTGATGTATTAGAATATATTATTATGGAAGGATTTATGATAATAGATCCAAATAATTATACAAAAGTTTATAATGATAGAATGCTTAAGAAATTAGCTACTGCATATATTAAAAAACAGTGGGGCACCAATATGAAGAAATTTCAAGGCATGCAATTACCAGGTGGCATCATGATGAATGGCCAGCAAATATACAATGAAGCCATGCAAGAAATAACTGATATTGAACAGCTAATCAGAAGTTCTGCTGAGGAGCCTCCACAATTTATTATGGGATAATTTGTATAGATTACTAAATAAGAAAAAAAGGACAGTATATATTGGCAACTTCTCACTATTTCAACAATTATTCTGGCACCAAAATAAACGAAGTGCACCTATATGAGGATGTCTTAGTTGAATCCATAAAAATTATGGGACAAGATTGTTGGTATATGCCTAGAGAAATTTGGGATGACAATGATACTATTTTTGGTGAAAATGTTCAATCTAGATTTAGCCGTGCATATCAAATGGAAATGTATCTAGCCAATGTTCAAGGTTGGGAAGGTGATGGTGAACTTTTCACTAAGTTTGGACTCGAATTAAGACAAGGCACAAATCTCATCGTTGCTAAAAAAACATTTGATAGATATATGCCAACGGTCATAACGCCTAGGCCTCGTGAAGGCGATCTTATCTATATTCCGGTTATGCAACAGATTTTCGAAATAAAATTCGTTGAAGAAGAACTATTATTCTTTACTAGAGGCAATAGATATCCATATATCTATGAATTACGATTAGAAGTTTTCCGTTATTCATCAGAACAATTAAATACAGGAGTAGAAGAAATCGATCAAGTAGATACAAATTCTACATATACTGTTATTCTCAACGTAAATGGAACGGGCAATTTCAATATTGGTGAAATGGTATATCAAGGAAATACTTTTGTCACATCTACTGCATCCGCTAAGATTAGTAATTGGGATCCAAATAATAAGAAACTAAGTATATATCATGTAAAAGGAGATTTCTCTACTTCGAGTAACGTAAAGAGCATCGACACGAATTTATCCTTCTCTATTACAACTACAGACACTATGGGCGACAATGTATATTATGATTTGTTTGATAATAAGCAACTTCAAGAAGAAGCAAATACGATCATGGTTATTCAGCAAAATCCATTTGGAAATCCTTAATGCTAAATCAATCTACATTTTACTATAAATTACTTAGAAAATATGTAACTATCTTCGGATCTATGTTCAATGATATCACTCTCATACGATATAATAAAAATGATGATGAGGAATATCAAAGAATACGGGTGCCGATTATCTATGCTCCAAAAGAAAAATATGTAACAAGATGGGAATCTGATCCTGACTTGCTTCGTGACACACAAACTATTCTTCCAAGATTATCATTTGAAATAACTGGAATTACATATGATGCAAGTAGAAAACAAAATTCACTTCTGCGAGTAGCAAAAGGAGATACAGCATCCAGAGTCAATTCGGCTTATATGGGTGTGCCTTATGATATCAATTTTCAACTTAACCTGTATGCAAGAAATATAGATGATGCCGCTCAAATTGCTGAACAAATATTACCATACTTTAATCCTGATTATACAGTAACAATTACTCCTATACCTGAACTATCTTTTCTTAAAGATATACCCATTATACAAAATAGTGTAGTACAAAATGTCCAATATGAAGTTAATTATGATAGTGTGAGATATGTATATTGGACATTCACTTATACTCTAAAAGCATACTTCTTTGGACCTTACACAAAGCCCAAGATTATTCGTAAAGCAATTTCTAATATCTTCAATGATCCTTCACTTGTATTAGGGTATACTGTTAAAATCAATACTGGCACTGGTAATGGCAATTTCAAAATTAGTGACACAATATATCAAGGAGAAAATTATCAATCCGCCACTGCATTTGGTACAGTTATAGAGTGGAGACCTAATAATGATAAACTAATTATCTCGGGTGTTCAAGGAAACTTTAAGGTTAATAATACTATTCATGCAACATCAACCAATGCAGTATATAACATAGCTAGTTTTGATAGTTCACCAATTAAGTTAGCTCAAATTACTGTTGAACCTGATCCGATAGATGCTGAACCTGAAGATGACTATGGATTTACTACAACAATTACAGAATGGCCAGATACGGAAAATTAAAATGAGTAAATCAAATGATACATTAAGTGAAGCTTTAGGCGTTGAATATATTACTAACGACAATAGGAGTCTTAACGACAACAGGAGTCTTGAAGAAAAAACCACTATTCAAGAAATATTAGTTCCAGATCAAAAATGTGTAGGATCCCTTGAGATCCCTTGTAGTAATGATGCAAATGAGGACTATCAATTGTCCAGAACCACATTTAGAAACCTCATTCAGCAAGGTAATTTGGCCCTCGAAGATATGAAAGA